TAACACTGGAGCCACTTTCGAGGAAACTTTTAAAGTTAAGAATACAGATAAAACCAATTTTGATTTTACTGGTTATAGTGGTTCTTCTCAGATGAGAAAGAGTACTGGAACTGGATCTACTACTGTAGCAGCAGCAACTTTTACTGTAGGATTTACAAGTGCTGCAGCAGGAGAATTTAAACTTTCATTGGATGCTGATGGTACTGATGGACTGTCTGGTGGAAGATATGATTATGATGTTCTAGTTAAAGCAGGGGGTGCTGATGACACTGTTCTTAATACCAGTGTTGCTGTAGGTCAAACTGCAAGTGTAGGAGTTGTTACCTTCACTCTTAATAAAGTAACAAGTGTAGCAGTTGGTGATTCAATGTCAGTGGGAGCAGCACTTACTAACATTTACGTTTCAGGAGTTTCTGTTACTGCTAGTACTGTAACTATTGGATCTGGTCATACTTATTCTGATGTAATAGCAGCAGGAACTGCAGTTACATTTACCAGAGCTGGTACAGCATCATCTACTTATAGGATTGCCTCTGGAAATGTGTTAGTTCTCTCAGGAGTTTCTTCTGCACCATCCTAAATAATAAAAATAGTATAGTGTATAATGGCGCAACCTACTACACGCACAGAATTTAAAGAATATGTGTTAAGAAAGCTAGGAGCTCCTGTATTGGATGTTAACCTTGCTTCAGAGCAATGCGAGGATTTGATTGATGATGCGCTGCAATACTTTTATGAGAGGCACTTTGATGGAGTTTCGCAGTGCTACTTAAAGTATCAGATAACAGATGATGATGTTCTTAGAGGAGAAGCACGTCCACCTGGAACTTCAGGGGCCTCTCAAACTGGGATAACAACTACCACTGTTACCCAAAATATGCCTACTAAAGGTAGTACAGATTTTTCATGGTATGAGAATAGTAATTATATTCCCATTCCACCCCATGTCATAGGAATTAATAAAATCTTTCAATATGATAACGCTCAATCAATAAGCGTTAGCAACATGTTTAGTTTTAAATATCAATTATTTTTGAATGATATTTATTACTGGGGACAGACTGATTTATTGTCATATTCTATGACAATGAGTTATTTGGAAACTATGAATTTCTTATTGAATACTCATAAGCAGATTAGATTTAATCAAAGACAAGATAGGTTATATTTGGATGTAGATTGGAGTGATATTAAAGCTAAGGATTATATAATTATTGATTGTTGGAGAACTGTAGATCCTGTTGATTATCCAAGGGTTTGGAATGATTCTTTCTTAAAACCATATGCTACTGCATTGTTTAAGAAGCAATGGGGTCAAAATCTTATCAAATTCCAAGGTGTAAAACTTCCTGGTGGTATTGAGTTTAATGGAAGACAACTTTATGATGATGGACAAAGAGAAATCGATGAGATTATCAGTAAAATGTCTCAAACTTATGAGCTTCCACCTTTAGATTTGATAGGTTAAGATTATGGTACTTAATCCATACTTCCTCAATGGTTCGAAAAGCGAACAAGGATTACTTCAGAATCTTATAGATGAACAACTGAAGATGTATGGCGTCGAGTGCTATTATATGCCTCGCAAATATGTTTCTAAAGCTACTGTTATAAAGGAAGTTATTGAGTCAAAATTTGATGATGCATATCCCTTAGAAGCATATGTGGATAATTATGAGGGATATGGTGGTCAAGGAACCATTCTTTCCAAGTTTGGAATACAGGAACAAGATGATCTTACTTTGATTATTTCGAGGGATAGGTGGGAAACTTATATTCAACCTTTAATTAAGAATTTACCTAATGTTGAATTATCAACTAGACCTAAAGCAGGAGATCTTATATATTTTCCTTTAGGTGATAGATTATTTGAAATTAAGTATGTAGAGCATGAACAACCTTTTTATCAATTAAAAAAGAATTATGTTTATCAATTGAGATGTGAACTCTACAGATATGAAGATGAAACTATTGATACTGGAATTGACACTATTGATGATGAGATAGAACAACTAGGTTATATTCAAACTCTCACTTTGATAGGAGCAGCAACTACTGCTGCTGCTTCTGTTTCTATAGCAAGTAGTGGTGCTATTAATAGTATTACTATAACCAATATGGGTAATAGTTATAGTATGCCACCTATTATTGGATTCTCTTCTGCTCCTGCAGGTGGTACAACTGCTGTGGGTGTTGCTTCTATAACTAATGATTTTGTCAATTGTGATGGATTGTTCGGTGGAAAGGTTGCTGCTATTTTACTTACTAATGCAGGTTCTGGATATACTGAAGCTCCTACTGTAACTATTCAAGGTGGAGGAGGTGTTGGAGCCGCTGCATCTGTTGGAATTGCTACAACTACTGGATCTATTCAAACTATTAGTATTGCAAGTACTCCTGGTGCTGGATATACTGCTAATCCAACTATTATCTTTGGGCAACCTGGAACAGCATTTAGTGGTCCCACAGCACATTATGCATATGGTATAGCACATGCTAATACAGCAGGTATACTAACTACATCTTATATTGTCAATCCTGGAACTGGATATAGTGCTGCTCAACCTCATGTTGGTATAGTAACAGTTCAAAATCCTGCTGGTGTAGGGGCCACTATGGGCAAAGGAACATTCCTCTTTAATGAGGTTGTTAAAGGAATTGATAGTGGAACTGAAGCACGTGTTAAGGAATGGGATGCTGATAATAATCAACTTGAAATTGGGATTGTTGCTGGAACATTTGGTTCTGGAGAAGTTATTATAGGACAATCTTCTGGAGCAACTTATACAATTAGAACAGTTAATACTGATGACGTGGTAGATCCATTTGCAGATAATGATGTAATAGAATCAGCAGCAGATGATATTATAGATTTTACTGATACTAATCCTTTTGGAATGCCGTAGTTGAAAAGTTGTTAAATAGTACTATATCCCTATAGTAGGACAATGTTTGAGTATTTTTATAACGAGATCTTTAGATCTGTTATTATATCGTTTGGTTCTCTTTTCAATGGATTGGAGATCAAGCATAAGAATAATGATGAAACTGTAAGTGTCATTAAGGTTCCTTTGGCTTATGGACCCACTCAAAAATTTCTTGCGAGATTAGAGCAGCAAGCTGATTTAAATAAGCCTATTCAGATGACTCTTCCAAGAATGTCATTTGAATTCAATGGTTTACAATATGATCCTACTAGAAAATCTACTCAGACACAACAATTCTATGTAACTAATCCTAGTGATGGAACACAAGTAAAGAAGGGATATCTTCCTGTTCCATATAATATGAATATTGAATTAAGTGTTATGACAAAGTTGAATGATGATGCATTACAAATTATAGAACAAATTCTTCCTTATTTTCAACCTGCATATCAAATTCCTATTAAATTTTTGACTGCTGAGAATGCAAATGATAAGAAAGATGTGGCAGTTAATTTAGATTCCGTTACTATGGAAGATGATTATGAGGGTAATTTTGATACTAGAAGAGCACTTCTTTATACATTAAGATTTACAGCTAAGACTTATCTCTATGGTCCTATTAGCGATGTATCTGGTGATGTTATTAGAAAGGTTCAAGTTGGATATGTTGCTGGAAATAGAGGAACAGGTACTTATGATAGGGATGTTACTTATAGTGTAGTTCCTAAAGCAACTAAGGATTATGATGGTGATGATAAGACATTCTTGAGTGAAAATGTTGATTTGACAGAAACAGTTATTACAGTGGATAATGCAGAGGCACTCACAGTTAATACTAACATCTATGTTGGTCAAGAGAATATTTACATTGATAAGATTTCTGGAAATGATTTAACAGTTAAGAGAGGTCAGTTTAATACTGCTCCTCAGGAACATGTTCTTGGAGCAAAAGTTTATGAAATCACAAGTTCTGATGCCGATCTTATTGAGGTTGGTGATGACTTTGGATTTGATGGAAATGTATTTTGAGGAATGACTCATGCATGATGTTACTGATGTTGTTGTAGATCCTACAGAAACTGTCGGGATACAAAAACCAGATAGACTTACTAAAGGTGATATAGAAAAAGATTATGAATATACAAGAGGAAATTTATACTCTATCATTGAGAAAGGACAGGAAGCAATTAATGGAATTCTTGAACTTGCTCAAGAGAGTGAAATGCCTAGAGCATATGAGGTTGCTGGACAGTTAATTAAAAGTGTTTCTGATGCAACTGATAAATTAATGGATCTCCAAAAGAAATTAAAAGATGTAAATGAAGAGCAAGAAACTAAGGGACCAACTACAGTTAATAATGCTTTATTTGTAGGATCTACAGCAGATTTACAAAAATTGTTGAAAGGTCAAAATACATCTAAATAGTA